AAAAGTTACAAAACTCCAAACCACTCAAGGGTGGTAAGACTAGAGAACAGATTGTCCAAGAGGAGATGGATATAATCGAAGGACTCTCTGAGAGTGTGATGGTTCAACTCATACATACTCTCAAAGAGAATGATGTAAAGATTACAGGAAAGGATTTCATTCGTGACATAGGCTTTATGAATGAGGTTCTTAAATCCATATTATTCAGAGAACTTGGATACACCCACCCACTGTCTGATTTAATACCATATATAATAGTACCCACAAGAACCAAAGACAAAAAAGATGTATACACAAAGTTTAGAGGTGATGTGGTGGTTGAACTGATAGAATATTTAGAAGGCGAATATGAAGAAGAGTGAAACATTCCATACACCATTTAGTCCAAGTATATTGGAAACGGAAGTACCAAAGAGATTTTTAGAGATAGTAAATGAGATTGGTGACGAGGTTCTAAGTGATGATACAAAATCTGCACAATGGGATTGGTCGAACCATCTCGTAGGTAAAGTTCATAAAGAAGTTCAGATACCGATAGTCAACAAAGAGGATGGTGACTACTGTAAAAGCATTCTCAAGGGTGCGTGTCTTACTTACCTTAGACACATGATAGGTGTAAGTCGTGCATATATAGATAATATGGTATTACATCACCCAACACAAGGTAATCTACATCCAACTGAGGATAATATAAGTATAAGTCAATCTTGGATAGTGAGTCAATACAAGGGTGAGTACAACCCATGGCATCAACATAGTGGCCACCTGTCAGCAGTGATATACTTGAAGATACCAAAAGGCATGGACGAGTTCTATGATAAAGAGATGGAAGATCATTATCCTGTGTCTGGTATGATACAGTTTATGCAAGGTGATAAACAAAATCTACGAAGTGACACACTCACATTTAAACCAGAGGTAGGTAAGATGTTAGTGTTTCCATCTTGGTTAAAACATTCTGTTTTTCCATTTTATGTAGATGGTGAGAGAAGGAGTATGAGCTTCAACGCTTATTATGTAAATAAAAAATGATAGTTATTGATATGAATCAGATTGCATTAGCAAATCTGATGATGAACATGAAAATGAATAATAATAAAACCATAGATGAAAATATGGTTCGACATATGATACTTAATTCTATTCGTATGTATAGAAAAGAGCATCACAATGAATATGGTGAGGTGGTTCTTACTTGGGACTCGAAACATTCGTGGAGAAGGGATTACTTTCCAGAGTACAAAGCAAGTCGTAGAAAAGGTCGAGAGGAGTCAGATCTAGATTGGGAGGATATTTTTGGAACTCTCAATAAGATACGAAATGAAATCAAACAAAACTTCCCTTACAAATATCTTGAGGTGTTCGGTGCAGAGGCAGATGACATCATAGGTTTTTTATGTGAGGAAAATAAAAATGAAAAGATTATGATTATCTCTGGAGATAAAGACTTTATTCAACTACAGAAATATCCAAATGTTACACAGTGGAGTCCTATTACAAAAAAACAAGTCAATGGATTTGATCCTACTATATATTTAAAAGAACATATATTAAAAGGTGATACAAGTGATGGTGTACCAAACATACTATCACCAGATAATACTTTTGTAGATGGTTTAAGGCAAAGACCACTAAGTAGAAAGAAAATACAATCTTGGCTCTTAGGTGGTGGAAGTGATTGGAATGATGAAGTGAAACGAAACTTTCAAAGAAACTCAACTCTGATTGATTTATCAAGAACACCAGAGGAACTCAAAAATCAAATTAGATTAGAATATAATAACGCACCACATGGTGATCGTAGTAAACTCCTAAATTATTTTATGAAAAATAAACTCAAAGAGTTAACTGAAAACATTGGAGAATTTTAATGGCAGGTATAACACTACTATTTTCAGAAGTCCTTGACAAAGTACATAAGGCAAAAACAAAAGACCAAAAGGTCAAGATTTTAAAAGAACACAACTCACCAGCGTTGAGATCAGTTCTAAAGTCATCTTTTGACCCAAACATAAAATGGGTGTTACCAGAGGGTGATGTTCCTTACACAAAGAACGAAGCACCAGCTGGAACAGAACACACCACACTTGCAACAGAGTCGAGGAAACTATGGCACTTCATCAAAGGTGGTGATGGTGAAACACCACAATGGAAAAAAGAACAGATGTTTGTTCAGATGTTAGAGGGTCTACATGAGTCTGAAGCTGCACTTCTAGTAAATGCAAAAGACAAAAAGTTACATCAAGTATATAAGGGATTATCAACTAATGTTGTATGTGAAGCGTTTAATTGGAATGATAATTTTATGTTAATGTCATGATGGATGATAAAGAAATTGAAGAGTTGGTACAGAGTATCAACGAGGGAAAAGATATAACAAATAACTCTATCTTTAGGATTATGGTTGCACTTAATAAAAGAGTGAAACAGTTGTATCAACAGACCTACAATCCACCAACAAACAATGACTTGAACAAATCTATCAATGATCTATCGAGTCGTATCAGTATTTTAGAAAGTAAAATAAAATAACACTTGACATTTGAAAACGAATCGTTTATTATAGTAGTATAGTTAATAACAAGAGAGAGAATATATTATGACAGTATTAGTTGAAAAAAGTGCAGTAACCCTAGAGGATGGTATCAAAACTTTAATCGAGTCTGCAATCACAGACTACAAGAAGAGATATGGTGATGGTCTTAATACAGACATAGGTAAAAAAATGGTTAGTGATTTCATCAATGGGTTTGTTGTCAAAGAAGGTGCAAAGTATATAAAAATTGCAACGGGTAATGGTGGATCTATTGGTGGTTCATGTTGGGGTTTCATTGTGAAAGAAGACACTAAAAAATTCAAAAAGGGTGACATTCTAAAACCTGCCGGTTGGAATAAACCTGCCACTAACTCTGCGAGAGGTAACGTGTTAGATGGTATGTATCAAATAAATTGGACAGGGCCTTTATACCTGTCCTAAAGAACACGGCCTATATGACGTACCTCTCTCAACTCGCAAAACTCAAAAGTCATATAGGTCGTAGAGAGAGATCATGGAAAAGATAAAACTATTTTATAAGAATGCAGATGGAGAAGATACTCACCTTATTGCAGAGGGTGAAGATATAGAAACTGCAGCTAAGAATGCAGTAAAGGAATATTATGTCCTAAGAGAAATTTATGGTGAGGATAAACTTCCAATATCTAATATTACTCGTATGGATAAAATAGTTGACAAATAAAACGAATCACTGTATACTATAAATGTAATTGAGAGAAATATGTTTATAGAATTTAGAAATACCAACAAAAAAAGACAACGAACCATTGAGGATGCCCTTTGGTTCGCAAAGTCATATTTGTTACCTAGACATAAGATTGATGAGATTGAGATTGAGTCTGTAAAAGATTTACATGCAGATGGTGATTGTTACGATGCAGACGATAGATCATACATCATCAGAGTTAACAAAGAATTATCAGAACAAGATTTACTTACTACTATCTTTCATGAGTTTGTTCATATCAAACAACATATCAAGAAAGAGTTTGGTGGTGATATTTTTTCAATAAGTAATGATAAGGTTGCATACGAAGATAGACCTTACGAAATAGAGGCATTTAGATTAGAAAAGAAACTACTAGAGGAGTACAACAATGTTACTTGAAACAGCGTTCATATGTCTTGCACTGAACACTTATCATGAGGCGAAGAACCAATCATTGGTAGGTCAGATTGCAACAGCACAAGTAGTTATGAATCGTGTTGAAGATAATAGATTTCCTAATACAATTTGTGAGGTGGTCAAACAAGGCCCGACCAGACCATCTTGGGAAGACCCAAAAAAAGAATATCCAATAAAACATAGATGCCAGTTTAGCTGGTACTGCGATGGTAAGGATGATACCCCTAAGAATGAAAAAGCGTGGAGGAAGGCACAAGACGTTGCATTTCTTGTTATCTATGATAAAATAAAATTAGATGTCACAGAGGGTGCAACACACTATCATGCAACTTATGTCAGACCATCATGGGCAAAGACAAAAAAGAGAACGACTCGAATTGAGAAACATATATTTTATAGGTGGGAAAAGTAATGGATAAAACTATACCTTTATTTCATTCTGATATTTTTATGAAAGAAAATGTTGGAACAGAGGAACAACGAGAAGATTTAAAAAAACAAATACTTCATGCAAAAGAAAATGATATAGGAACATCCTTATATTCAAATGTTGGTTGTTGGAGATCTGATACAAGATATGATTGTGAATGGTTGCATGATGCGATACGCAAATTATCTGATAGTGCAAATAAAATTTATTTTGAAAGTGATCCAATTTACAAAATGTTTCTTGAAAAATGCACAAACAGAGAGTTTAATTATTGGACAAATGTAAATGAAGTTGGTTCTAAAAATGTATTACATACACATACAGAGGA